TTCTGCGCAGATTGAAGCCCGTGTGTTGGCTTGGTTTGCAGGGCAGACAGACTTAGTGGAGGCTTTCAGAGATGGCAAGGACGTATACAAGATCATGGCATCGGCTATATACAACAAGGAGGTCGAGGAGATTGAGAAGGGCGAACGTTTTGTTGGCAAGACTACGATCTTGGGCGCAGGCTACGGCATGGGGGCGGACAAGTTCCAAACCCAACTCAAGACCTTTGGTGTTGAGACACCGCTTGCAGAAGCCAAGCGCATCATAGATGTATACCGTGAAACGTACCCGTGGATCCCAACACTGTGGCAAAACGGCAACAGAGCAATCGAAGCGCTGTCCAAGGGGCGTACTGTCAAGTGGGGCAACGGTGCTGTGACCGTCAACAAGGACGGTATCCTGATGCCAAACGGTATGTATCAAAGATACCCAAACCTGAAAAAATTTAAAGACAAAGACGGAAAAGAGCAGTATATTTACGATTCACGCAGAGGCTCAGTGAAGTTGTACGGTGGTAAGTTGACAGAGAACATTTGTCAGGGCTTGGCACGTTGCATCATTGGTGAGCAGATGCTGAAGATTGCGAAGAGATACCGTGTTGTACTCACTGTACACGATGCTGTGGCGTGCGTTGCCCCAATCGAGCAAGCCGCTGAAGCTGTTGCATACGTTGAAGAATGTATGCGGTTTGTACCGGAGTGGGCAGAAGGTATCCCGCTGAATTGTGAATCAGGGTTCGGAGCCTCATACGGAGATTGCTAATGGTCAAAGTGCCTGCATGGAGTTACTCAAGTATCACGCTGTTCGATCAGTGTCCTAAGAAGTATTACCACTTGCGAGTGGTCAAGGACATTAAAGAACCCGAGAGTGAAGCTATGCTGTACGGTACGGCAGTCCACCAAGCGGCTGAGGACTACATCAAAGACGGTACACCGATCCCCGCCAAGTACGGCTACATGCAGTCCATGTTGGACAAGTTGGCAAACATCAAAGGCGAGAAGCTGTGCGAACACAAGATGGGCATCAAGAAGGTCGATGGACGCCTTGCCCCTTGCGGATTCTTTGACAAAGAAGTTTGGTATCGGGGTGTTGCAGACTTGCTCATCATTGACCATGAAAAGAAAGAAGCCCGTGTTATTGACTACAAAACGGGCAAGAGTAGTAAGTACGCTGACCCAAAACAGTTAGCCCTCATGTCTGCCTGCGTGTTCCTACACTTTCCCGAGATAGAACGCGTTAAAGCTGGCTTGTTGTTTGTTGTGTGTAAAGATTTTGTACGGTCTGAGTACGAAACATCGACGGGTTTAAACGTGTTTTCAGAGTTAGATGGTTCGTTAGTATCAAGAGAAACTGCGTACGAAACTGGAGTGTTTAACCCCAAGCAAAACTTCACTTGCAAAGCTTGGTGTCCTGTGCTAGATTGTTCACACAATGGAAGGAACGGATAAATGCCGTACAAAAACAAAGCGGATCGTGACGCTAAACACGAGTGGGAATTAGAGAAAAAACGTTCAGGTGCGCATGAAGCCCGTATGGAGCGACAGCGTGCTAGACGAGCATTGGATAAGAAGGGCGTTGACCGCACGGGTAAAGATGTTGCCCACGTCAAAGCCTTATCAAAGGGTGGTAGTAATGCAGACGGTTATAAGTTGCAAGCCCCCTCAAAGAATCGCTCGTTCAGGCGTAAGTCTGACAAGTCGATGATGTAAGTTGCCCTTTGGGTTAGAACTAGGTCAAGCGAAGTAAGGTGTGAGTGATAGCGAGACCGAGGATTAACATCCTGTTTCATGAAATAACCGCACCAGTCAGCACGACGCTCCTTTCAGTTGGGAACTGACGGACACCTCGGAAAGACGGGGATTTTCCTTCAAACACCGTGTTTGAAGTGCAACGCTATTGGAGATGGCATGGAGATCATAGATAACAGAGCAGTATTGCTCAAGGTACGCAATCCGGATCGCATCACAACTGTGATCCCAAAGAGTAAAGTAATAACTGAGTACAACAGCCACGCAGAAGTTTTGGTGAATTGGGGACTTGAGGAAGCGATTGTTCTGAAGAACTTACGCATACCAATACCTTCACCGATAAACGCTACGTACAAGTGGCCTGGACTGTTTAAACCGTTCGACCACCAACGAGAAACTTCCTCGTTCTTAACGCTACACAGACGTGCGTTTTGTTTCAATGAACAAGGCACAGGAAAAACTGCGTCAGTCATTTGGGCGGCAGACTATCTGATGACGCTTAAACGCATCAAGCGCGTGCTTGTAATTTGCCCCTTGTCCATCATGGACTCGGCATGGCGCAATGATTTGTTTAAGTTTGCAATGCACCGTAAGGTGGATGTTGCTTACGGCAAGCCTGAGAAGCGCAAGGAGATCATTGGTGGTGACGCTGAATTTGTAGTGATCAATTACGATGGTGTAGAAATCGTAGCGGATGCCATTGCACGGGGCGGCTTTGATCTTATCGTGATTGACGAGGCTAACGCGTATAAAAATCCACAGACAAGACGTTGGAAGGTGTTGAGCAAACTGGTGACACCCGACACATGGCTGTGGATGCTCACAGGCACACCTGCATCACAATCACCAACAGACGCATACGGCATTGCCAAACTGGTCAACCCCGATGGAGTGCCAAGGTTCTTTGGTGGGTTCAGAGATCAGGTCATGAACAAGGTCACGCAGTTTAAGTGGGTGCCCAAGCCTGACGCAGACAATGTAGTGCATCGTGCGTTACAACCCGCTATACGGTTTACCAAAGAGCAGTGCCTTGACCTGCCTGAGATGACTTACGTTACGCGAGACGTCCCGCTTACTGCGCAACAAACAAAGTACTACGAGTTGCTACGTAAACAGTTGATCGTACAAGCCGCTGGTGAGGAGATCACAACAGTTAATGCCGCGGCTAATCTGAATAAGTTACTACAACTATCAGGTGGCGCGGTGTATTCCGATACAGGCGAGGTGATTCACTTTGATGCAAGCAATCGGTTAGCTGTCCTACGAGAAGTTGTAGAGGAGTCAAGTCACAAGGTTCTGGTGTTTGTCCCTTATCGACACGCTATTGAACTTGTTGCTGAAGATTTAAAGAAGCATGGGTACGCAACCGCAATCATTAACGGTGCTGTCCCTGCCGCAAAGCGTTCAGAAATCTTTGAACGCTTCCAAACTAAAAACGATTTGCAAGTGTTGGTCATCCAACCGCAAGCCGCATCACACGGTGTCACGCTCCATGCCGCAAACACAATTGTGTATTGGAGTCCAGTCATGTCCGTGGAAACGTATTTGCAATGTAACGCACGGGTGCATAGAGCAGGGCAGAAGAACCCTACGACCGTGGTGCATCTGCAAGGTAGTGGAGTCGAGAGACGTATGTACACCATGCTCAATAGCAAGGTTGATATACACCACAAAATTATCCAGTTATACGGGGAACTACTGAGATAAAAATTCTTGACAATGTAAATTTTAGGTGTATCATTTAATCATAAAGAGAAGGAGAGAGATATGACCGAATCAATTTCGGCTGATAGACTTGTCGCCGCATACATCAAGATGCGCGACAAACGTGCTGAACTTCTACGTGAGTACGAAGAACAGGACGGGGTTATCAAAGAACAGATGGAAACATTGGAAGGCAAACTGCTTGACCTTTGTAAATCCGTTGGCGCTGATAGCCTTAAAACCCAACACGGCACAGTCATGCGTGGTGTTAAAACCCGCTACTGGACAAGTGATTGGCAAGCCATGCACGACTTCATCATGGAACACAAGATGCCTGAACTCTTAGAGAAGCGCATCAGTCAGACTACGATGAGACAGTTGCTTGACGAAAACCCCGACATGATGCCCATGGGTCTGAATGTCGATTCAAAATATTCTGTAACCATCAGGAGGACTTCAAATGGAAGTTGAAACTCTGACCGTTGAAGAAGTTGCAAAGTATTTGCGCGTCTCTCGACAAACGGTCTATACGCTAATCCGTGCGAATAAGATTCCACATTTCAAAGTAGGCAACAAGGTACGTGTAAAACGCTCAGACCTTGAAACCATTACAAACACATCAACAGGAGAAACTAAATGACTGCAATGACACTCTTTTCAAAAAGCGGTAACAATCTACCCGCACACTTGCGTAACCTTGAACTGGACGCAACCACTAAAGCGCTGATGGGTTCGACTGGCAACGGTTCAACTGGTAAACGTATTTCAATTCGCGGCAACGTGTTCCGTATGATTGTTGATGGTAAAGAAATTGCACAGAACGAAGATCGTGCAATGAATATTGTGATTGTGGCGGCTAACCCCCACGTCTCACGTAGTTTTTATGAAGGTACTTATGAGGAAGGCAAGAATGTTGCCCCAACATGTTGGTCAAACGATGGTATCACCCCTGATACTAAAGTTGATGAGCCACAAGCATCCAAGTGCGCCAACTGCCCACAGAACATCGCAGGTTCAGGACAGGGCAATGGTCGTGCTTGCCGTTACAGTCAAAGACTGGCAGTTACCCTTGAGAACGATCTCCAAGGAGACGTGTACCAACTGACGCTTCCTGCGCAGTCAATCTTTGGTAATGCCGAGGGCGGCAAAATGCCTTTGCAGGCTTATGCTAAGTTCTTGGGTGGTCATGGTCTGCCAGTTACCGCAGTCGTGACTGAGATGCGCTTTGATACATCAAGCGCAACACCGAAGTTGACGTTCAAAGCCGTGCGTCCTTTGGAAGAAGATGAGATGGCGACATGCCAAGAGAAGGGTCAGTCTGCGGATGCCAAAGCCGCTACCGCCTCTACTGTTGCACAGACAGATGGCGTGAAAGCCAAAGCGATTGAAGCCCCTGCCCCCAAAGCCGCACCGAAGGTTGAACCTGAAGAAGCGCCTGAAGTTGAGCCAGTCAAGCGCCCTAAGAAAGCCGCACCGAAAGATGTTGACGCGATCTTAGACGACTGGGCGGAGTAAAAAATCGGGGGGAAAGCGGATGCGGCAAAGAGACAAATCGGTAACCGACCCGTGGAGCGAGTACCCCCACCCCTACTATGAACAATACAGGCTATTCACGTAAGTTCGTACAGGCGAACAGGAAAGCAGACTCCAAACATATTGGAGTGCAACTTGGGCGCTTATGTATTGAACGCGACATTCCGGTGCAGGATGTGGCTGAATATATTGGTGTATCAAGGCAAGCGGCTTATCTGTGGTTTTTGGGCAAGTCTATGCCCCACCCAAAGATGCGTGAGACGATTGCCGAAGTCATCAAGACTCTCAGAGCAAAAAGCAACCAATCATCAATCTGATCGTTAACCTATCGCCAGTAGGTTAACGGTATTTTTAAGAGCGAACAATGACCTCAAGGATTCCCTTTCTCTCATCGGTGCTTGCCTCTGATGGCATGTACTGTGTGGTGGGATTGAAGAAGGGTGCGCCTAGACAGACTTTTGTAGAGACATTAGAAGAAATTGACGGTGTAGTAGAAGGGTTACTTTCACAGGGATACGATGCGTATTTCGGATGTGCAAAGTATTTGAACGCCTCTGAAGGGCGGACAGCACAGAACGCTAAATGGTTCAGAGCATTTTGGCTCGACCTTGATTGCGGTGATAACAAGCCTTATGAAACACAAGCACAAGCAATAAATGCACTCAAAGAGTTTGTACAGACCACTGGTCTTCCAAAACCAACACTTGTAAATTCAGGACGTGGTGTACACGCATACTGGACACTTACGGAAACAATCTTCTACAACGACTGGAAGCCAACCGCTGAAGCGTTTAAGAAGTTTTGTGCATCCTACAATTTGTATGCAGATCCCGCAGTTACAGCGGACGCGGCCCGTATTCTCCGAATACCGGAAACGTTAAACTTTAAAGACTCACCACCCAAGCAGGTGGGTGTGTTAGTAACTTCACAACCCGTTGAATTCAAGCGATTCCAAGCCATCGTAGGCATTACGACAGACGATGAAGCTGATGACCTGCCGTTTGCCGCCCCCGTGCGTAAACAGCCAATGGATGCAACCACCCGCGCTTTGATGGGTAACAGCGTGTCAAGATTTGGCACGATCATGCGCAAAAGCGCACAAGGCAAGGGGTGCGCACAACTAATCTCAATCTACCGCGACCAAGAGAACACCGAAGAACCGTTATGGCGAGCAGGACTTTCAATCGCAGTTAATTGTGAAGATGGTGAGTTGGCAATCCACAAGATCTCGCACGGTCATCCTGAATATGACCCAAAAGAGACGAGAGACAAAGCCAACACCCTATTTACAAAACCTTACAAATGCGCTACGTTTGCGGGGCTGAACCCTGATGGATGCGTAGACTGCCCCAATAAAGGCAAGATCACATCACCAATTCAAATTGGCGCACAGATTGCGGAAGCAAAAGCAGAGGACAACATTGTTGTCATGCACAGCGCTACGTTAGAAGAAGAAATTACAGTTGAGATTCCGGAGTATCCGTTCCCGTACTTCCGAGGCAAGAATGGGGGTGTCTACAAGCGTGGTATCCCATCTGAGAAAGCCAAGAAGAAAGACGAAGAAGACGATGATGAGCGCGACACTCTCGTCTATGAGTACGACTTGTATGTCGTCAAACGACTGACTGACCCCGATGCGGGTGAATCTTTATGGATGCGACTGCACATGCCCAAGGATGGGATACGCGAGTTCTCATGTCCACTGGCAAGTGTGCTGTCGAAGGACAAGTTTCGTGAAGTCTTGGCGTACCAAGGCGTCACTGCGTATAACAAAAGATTGGATGGACTTATGGCGTATATCACCCGATGGGTTAATGAGTTGCAACAACTTTCAGAAGCTGAGAAGGCACGACAACAATTTGGTTGGTGTGACAACGACACTACGTTCGTCGTAGGCAATCGTGAGATTACTGCGGCAGGGGTTAACTACAGCCCCTCGTCATCCGCTACGGCTGAGTTGGCGGCTATGTACTCTAAGAAGGGTACGATCCATGAGTGGGCTAAGTTGGCTAACAACTACGCCCGTGCGGGTAATGAAGACCGTGCGTTCATTCTGTTCGCAGGATTTGGCTCTGCTTTGTTCAAGTTCACTAACTTGAGTGGCGGCATCATTCACCTGACCAACAACGGCTCGGGTGTGGGCAAGACCACGGTTCAGCACATGGTCAACAGTATTTGGGGTCGCCCGATTGAGACCTTGATGAATCAGGAAGACAAGTACCTTGCCCGTATGCACCGTGTCTCTATCCTTGGTAACTTACCTGCTACGATTGACGAACTAACCAACATGGCTGACGAAGAAGTTAGCAACATGGCGTACAGCATTACACATGGTCGTGGGCGTAACCGCATGCAGTCACAAGTTAACGCAGAGCGTAGCAATACACTGCGCTGGGCTTTGATAGCGATTACATCAGGCAACAAGAGCTTGTACGATCAACTGTTTAACCTGAAGGACTTTCCTGAAGGTGAGCTGATGCGTATCTTGGAGTTCACAATCTCTAAGACCGACAACATGACGAAGGCTGAATCCGATGCGGCTTTCAACGCTATGTACGACAACTACGGTGTGGCAGGTGAAGTGTTCATCCGCTACGTCATTACCAACTTGCCTGAAGTTAAGAAGATGTTGGAGAAAATCCAACGCAAGTTTGACAAGGCGGCAGGGCTTACTCAGCGTGAGCGCTTTTGGTCTGCGAAGGCGGCATGTGCCATCACTTCCGGTTTGATTACTAAGAAGTTAGGACTTCACAACATTGATGTGGCAGCCGTGTATAAGTGGGCTGTGGAAACAATTGGTAGGATGAGAGTTGAAGTACGCCCCGGGGCATCAGGTCCGATGGCACACCTTGGATTATTTTTGAACAAACACAACAACAATATGTTGATTGTAAAAAGCACGGCTGACAAACGGTCGGGGCTGTTCGAAGCGCCAATACGAGAACCCCGTGGAGAGTTGATCACTCGGTTTGAGCCTGACACCAAGCATCTGTTCATCACAGTCAAGATACTGCGGGACTGGTGTAGCGACAATCAAGTTTCTTACAAGTCATTGGTCGATGACTTGAATAAGATGGGCGCATCACTGGGTGTCGTTAAGAAAGCCATGTCCCGTGGCTCTGATATGACCACACCATCTGTGAGTGCATTGGTAATTGATTGCGCAAAAGCAACAGTGCTTGATCCGGAAGATACACCACCATCACCTAGCGATGATACTGAATAGTGGCTTGCCAGTTATTATTGAATGGCACAAGTTTATAATTGGTAGTTCGTTTTATATTCCAACACTTGACCCTGATAAGTTGGTAGCGGATATAAAACGGGAAGCACGAGAGCGCAATATGACTGTCAAGTCGCGCTTTTGTTTGGAGAACGGCACACAGGGTGTGAGAGTCTGGCGCATTGGATGATCATGTGATAGAGTTCGCCTAGCAACTTGATCTCCTCTCCTTCCAGTTGCTGATCTCCTGATCTTTCCCCCCGGCTAAAAACCGGGGGGTTTTTTCATTTAATCACGCAGTTCTGCGATGTCACGTTCAATGATTGGGCGTAGCTTCTTATTCAACTGTACACCGTGGTACATGTCTTCTGAGATGCGATCCCGATTCTTGACAGACTTGGTAATCGTGGATTCAGTAATTTTCAACTCAGGGTACTTGTCGCCCAAGTCATACAACTTCTGACGCAACTCATCAGCACGTTCATAGTCCCCCATGCGCTCGGCGATGTAATACTGTTTAAGGTACTTCTTCTCCATGCCGCTAATGGTGTCGCCCTTTTGTTTGGCGTATGCGTTTTCTTCGTACTGTGCCATCAAGTCAGCAGGGGCAAAACCAAGCACTTGCATAGCCGCGTTGTATCCGTTGATTTCACCCATCACTGGGTCACCACGTAATGTGTTTGCACCTTCAAAGTAGTAGCGTCCACCTTTGAGAATGTTGCGCAGACCAATAGGCAGTGCCGCCTCGATAGCACGCTCTGTATGCCCCTCAGATGCCAACTCTTTTGCACGGAAGAAACTGTTAATCACAGAGTATGGCGCACCTAACACGCTCTCTACAAATTGGCTTAAAGCACTTGCATCGGCTTTATCGCCTTTGGCTTCACGATAGATCAAATCAGTCCAACCCACACGATCAGCAATGCCTAAGTTGGTGAAGTAGTTGACCGGACCTTTGTACACAAGCTCACTAAGATACTTACGCATGACAGCATCAAAGTCATCTTCGTCGTCATCATTCAATGCGTTGTATGCCATCTCAGCAACCCAGTACAGGGGCAGACCTTTCGCACCTGCAAAGATCCCTGCCATGCCATATACACCAATCAGTTGCCGACGAGCCGCCTTGATACCCTCAATTTCTTTTTCAGTAGCATCTTTTGGGATACCAAGCAGTTCACTACGTCGCATCGTGTCAAACAACATGTAATACATGGTGAAGCCGAAACGCTTAAACACGGTCAAAATCTTACCAATGTCGCTGTGACCAATACTGGGGGCGGATTCTGTGTGACTTGCACCGTGCGAGAACTCCAACATGCGCACTGCTTTTTCAATCGCTTGCGCTTGCTTTTGCTCGGGGGTCAGCTTCTTTTCTTCCGCTGTCATCTTACTTGGGTTTTTTAGACGTTCCATCTCCAAGTCGTACGTGGCAATTGCAGAGACTTCACGGTTCATACGCTCGGCATGGTGGAACAAGAACGTAGAAGTTTGAGTAACCTTGTTCATCAAGTCTGAGGATTTACCCTTGTTAATCTCTCCGCGGTTACTTGCTTCCAATGCCTCACGCATTGTTGTGTTTTGCAAGAAGCCCAGTTCATTCAAACGCTGTACAAGCGCTTTGTACTGCGGGGCTTTGCCTGCATTGACAAGGTTCTCAATAGACAGCATGGCTTTTTCTGTGGACTGCTGACCGTTAATGTCAGTGACTACACGGGTTAACCCTGATGATCCATACAGTTTAGTAGCCGCAATCAATGCTCTACCTGCCGCGCCATACCCATATACACCGCCTAATTGCGGGTAGGTTGCCATAGGTGTTTGTACTAAGTTAACCACGGCAGATGAGACGTTACCCGCCAAGTTAAAGTAGAACGCCCCTGCACTCGCATAGCGCGATATGTCGGACAGGGTGGGGTTCATTGCAAAATCACGACGCGCTTCAAGTTCTAATACAACGTCCCTACCACGCAAGGCATCCTTGCCACGTCTTTTGCCAACAGTTTTACGCATGTCATCAATCAAGCGATTGAGTTCCTCGCTGTACTTCATACGGGACAACTGACGTGCCATATTGCTCGACACGTTGGTGAACGCCAGTGCCGCATCATCCACATAGCCGGGGGTGTTCTCACGTTTCTGAAACGACTTCAGCACGCTGGTCTCTGGCAATGAACTGATAATAAGTTGGTAGAAGGCGTCAATAGCAGACTCTTCCGCGTTACCGTCCTTCATGATCTTCACAATGTCAGCGGCAACTGTTCCACGTGGAACAGATTTGGATTTCATCTGATCCATACGCACAGGTTCATCAAAGCCAGTATGACCCTCGGCTTCCAACTTCTCACGCTCGAGTCTTCGCTCTGCTTGGCTCTCAAACAGTTTTGATACGGACTGATTGGTATTTTTGTCTGTGTAGACCAACCAAAAGCTACCATGGCGGTACAAGGGTGAGTAGTGATCAATACCCATCTTCGTAATCTTGTCCATGATCTTCTCATAGGCAGACGAAATGCGGGCATCATCAGGTGAGCCATCTTCATTGCGGAAGGTCTGGTTTAGGCTACCGCGAATTGCCGCTTTGAGTTCTTTGAACAAAGCCTTGAACGCACTGAAATGGTCGTTGTACAGCTTTTGTTCTTCGGGCTTCAATGACATGTAGCGTTTATGCAACTGATCCCATGCCGCCAGCTTCTCTGGAGAACCATCGTAGTTTTTACGTGGTGCGGCAGGATTTACATCTTCTACGGTGGAGTCATGCACAAGGGTTGACCAAAATTGATAGCGGTCAGTCCTAGCAAATGCTTCTTCTCGGTCTACCAACGGCTTGAGTTTATTCATCAAACCTTCGTAGTAACCCGCCATCTCGTTGACCTTATCGGAAAACGTAATTGCATCACGTCCAACATACTTACTGCCAACCTGCCCTAACGCTGAGAGGTTCAAGAACCTTTGCATAGCAGAGCGGAAACTGATGCCCATGTTTTCAGCTTTACCAACCCACTCAGCGCGACGCTCGGGTGTCATAACCTGCTGCTGCTGGATTATGTCGTCTACTCTCCCCATAACTTTTTGAGCCATCTTAGGGTTATGAATAGCCTGCGCATGCAGAGAATCACCCTTGCGCACATCAGGCGCAGGACTTGCGATTTGGTTCAGCATGCGGTCTATGTTATCAAGCACAGACTCTTGCGCCTTGGGAGGGTAGCCAATCATGCGACGTAGGACGTTCATGATCTTGTCCCATACGGACATTTTGTTTCCGGGGGCGTACTTCTCTTTCAGGTGGCCCCGGAAGTCTTCGTTACTCCAAGCCTCTGCAACAAATTCCTGTAAGTTCTTCGCACCATACGCGCCGTCAATATCGTTCTTGATTTGTGTAAAGATTTGGTTCAGTTGTTTTGTAACTGGGTGCGATGGGTTGGCTATGGTGTGTGAAAGTCCCGCATGAGACATTTCGTGCAGGATTTCGTAGTCGGTTGCATTTTCACGCAAGTAGACGGTATTGGTCGTGGGCTCAAACTTAGACTTAGCCGCACCATACACAAGTTTGGTGTTGCCTGTAATCTTAGCCAAAGCTCCAGCTGTCTTGCCAACAAATTCAGACGAAGCAGTTTCAGACAACGAGCGCAGCGCAAGGTTAAGATGCCCACGTCGCAGAAGGTCAAGCACAACAGGGTGTGCTTCTACAAACAAAGCGGCAATATCTTGAGACGCCTCTAAGTCCATCCCACCATAGACATCGTTCTCCAACTCCCGCGCAAGGCTTTCCAATTCTCTCTTGCGCTTTCTAGCCAAAGTATCCGTGGATTTGGATTCTGCCAATTCTTCCAAAGTGGGAGCGTACTCACCTGCTTCTTTAGCGGCTTGTGCTTCTTCTTTGACTTGCGTCTTTACATTAGCTTTTTGCTTCTGCTGTTTATCTAATTTCTTTAAGAACCGTGAAGCCGTAACGTTTCTTGAAGCCCAGTTTTTGGCTTCTTTGTCCATGTAGGCAACGTTCTTTGCCGACAGGTTGTTACGTACCCAGTCAGACGCATCACGCGCATGTACACCACCCTGCCCAAGGTGCATTTGGGCTTCATCTTCAGATGCAAAATATGCTTCAGGACCTTCAGGGTGCGCTTCAAAAACTTTCATCTTTGAGTTGCGGTATGCACTAGGCTGAAGCGCCAAGTCGTTGGCAATAGAGCGAAGCGCCAAACCAAACTCCATACGCCCAAAGTACGCACGGGCGGCTTTTTCTTGCTTGGTAGGACTCTTTACAGCGGCAAGGTTGTAGACTTTTTCTTTGTCAGATGTGGCTGCCTTCTGATCTTCAGTCTCTACAACTTCTTGCGGTATGTTAATTGTTTTGACTGTACCTACGGGAGGCTGTGCAACCGTTGTCTTACGCTTACCTGCGTCAACTGCGTTACCCTGTTCGATTGCCTCTTGCTTGGCAATCTCATCAAACATACCTTCAGATTCCATGTACGCCAAAATCTCTAAGGCACGTTCTTGGTCAACACCAAGTTCTTTTGCAAGGGCGTTGGGTGTAGGTTCAATACCTTCTCTAATCAAACCAATTGCTAAATTAACTAATGGGTCTTCTTCTACTGCAGTGGTTGACTGTCCTTCTCCTCCAGCAGGCTGCTCAACATTCTGTCCAGTAGAAACCACTCCATTTGGTTGAGATGTAGTAGCTCCTGCGGCGGGCTGTCCACCACTGGGCTGGCTAACCACTCTAGTGCTCGTTCCACCTGTTGGGGCGTTAGGTCTTGCAACATTGGGCGCTCCTGTGAAGCTTTTTCTAGCCTCCGCAACTGCGGTGGGGTCAAGTGTAGAAATGAGGGTGTTGTAAGCGGCTTCATTAACATTACCCCTAAAACCGGGATCTTCAAGCGTCTGTACTAATGTAGCAACACCTTCAGGCGTGTTTAAGTTAAGCCCCAGCAAAGATTGGGCGGCTTTGGATGTAGGGTTAACCCCTAATGATTTAATTGTAATGGCATCAACGGGTTGTTGTGCGGTGTATAGACCCTGCTCATTTGGTGTGGCGGCGGCAAAGGCACTGACTTTGGCAAGTTCTTGGCTAATCTTATCTGCTTCCGCACGTTTAGCTTTGATGGCGGAATCAAGTTCCGCAAACCATGGTGAGTCAGGATATTCTTTTTGCTGACGCTCCATCAAACCTTTTAATTCTTCCTGTGTGTACCTAAAAGCTTCCTCAAGTTCTTCCTGCGTGCGAGGTGTAGCCTGTGTTTGAACCGTGGACATAACCTGCTGTTGCATAGCAGTGGGTTGCTGTGCCTGTTGTCGCGCAAGCTGGTCTTGTTCAGCCAACGCTTGTTGTGCTTCTTTGGTTGTGAACTGGTCGCGCTTGATAGTGCGGTACTGCGACACGGCTTGAGGGATGGCAAAGCCTGCGCCACCAACAGCGCCTTTAACAAACGCTTCTTTGTATCGTTGGATATTCTCAGGGTCTAGTATGTCCTTGGCACTGCCTGCGACTTGTTCCGCATACGCACCAATTGATTCTTGTGCAGACTCAGTTAAGCCTTCGGTAGCCGCAGTCTTGGCGGCATCTAGGCCAATACGTTTCCACACATTGGGGGCCGCACCCGATTCTTTAGCCAACTTTTCAACGAGCTTTAGCTTGCCGTATGTGCCAAGCTGATCCATGACTTTAATTGGAACAATAGAGTCCAACACAGAACTGATACCACCTGCAAGGGCGGCAATCCCCGGTTCAAACTTACCAGTTTCTTGGTAAATACCTTCAAAAACTTCAGGGGCGTTTTGCGCAAACGAACCCAGATAACTGCCAGCGTACATCGCACGGCGACCTGCAACTTGACCAGCTTGTTGAGCGGCAGTTTGTGCTGTCATCATTCCCGCACGGGATAATGGGCCAGCTTGTAAAGCCGCTTTCATTGCACTGTTTGCCGCCATCCTGCCACCAATAATGCCAGCACCTGCGCCGGGAATCATTGCAGTTGCGGCACTGGGCAGTAACTCACCTCCCGTTTCAGCCACGTATTCCAGAAACTGAAATGGGCTGTCGATGTTTTTGTATGAGCGGAACCGTGTGGGGTACTTTTCCTCAAGTCTTTCACGGGTCTGTTGTGCTTCCCCCATTTGGCGTTCTGTGTACGCTTTATCACCACCAATAAACTCATTGAGCATTGCGGGAGCCAGATCGCCCAGAGCGATACCTGTTTCTCCCAGTGACCGCATGAAACCGCGCTTTGCAATCGTGCCTAAACTTGCTTCTGGCTTTGGTAACGTAAAGTCGTACTTCTCAGCCAGATTATTCAACATCTCATTAAGTTGTTGGGGTGTTACGTTATCTGGAAACTCTACATCTCCAAGTTTAGGCAGATTGATAATCATGTTTACTCGCCCATTCCCATCAGATCGAAGTAATTACGAGCGCCCCCACCTTCACCGCTTTGGCTGTCTGACATAGAGTCACCGGCTAATTGCATTGCGTCGTTAATATACTGTTTACGCCTCAACTTGTACATGGCTTCGCCTGTCATTGGACCATGCTGTGCAATCAATTCGTCTCTAGTACGACGGTTGTTCTCATCGTATTTATTTGAAGCGTTAACACCAACTTGCGCCAAACGTGCTTGGGCAGTCTTATTTTGTGCCGCGGCTGACGCCATGCGTGCGCCTATCATGGCGTTAAATTGCTGACCTTTCTGAGCAAGGCCAGCCGCATGGATGCCAAGTTCCTGCTGTTTGAGGGCAAGCATTTGTTGGGACTGTTCTAATTGACGCGCTTGTTGCGCCCACATCAAGGCGGTACGCTCATCACCCTTATTCTGTGCAATACGGAACTGTTGCAAAGTCATGTTTAACTTAAGCTGATTCTGTTTCAGATCGCGTTCTAGTTTTTGACTTTCGGCTACAGATTGAGCAATGACAGGTGACGCTTCAGCCGCACTACCAACTAAACGAGCGCCGGGTTTAGCCGCATTAGCCGCCCATTGAAAACCATATTGAGCCAGTGCTTTACCAAGCATCTGTTCTTTAACTTCTTTAGAGTCGCCTGCGCTTTGGTCAACCATGGCTTTTAGGGCGTCCATGTCTCCCTTGCTTTGCTCCTTAAGAAAGTTGTTCATGGATTTAAACTGATCCATTAGAGAATCCGCAGAGTACCCAGTTTTATTTGCAAGCTCAGACAGCCCACGCTTAACAGTGGGGCTAATTTCTGTTTTGGTTTTGTCTTCGAAATCTGCCCTGCGTGTAGGCGGTATACCCTTGTATGGGTCAACAAGTTTATCAACTGATTTATCAACTGATTTAGATTCGGATGAACCTCCAACTTGTTTCATTTGGTTAGAAAATTCTTTAGCCTGCGCTATACGAGCTTCTCTTTCACCTTTTGTTAATTGTTCAAAAAAACCGGGACGAGCGCGATCTCTTTCTTCTTTTAGTTTTCCATATTCAGCCGTTGCACGTACGCCAGAAACAATGGGGTCGGCAATTGAACGCAATAAGTCGCCAGCCATAGAAGTTTTTTCGCCTTCATCGCCGCCATTTTTAAATGCGACAGCCATACCACCACCTGCCATCATCTGCTCTTGACGTGTATATGGGAGACTATTAAACGCACCCGCCATACCACCACGCTCAGACGCACGCATGGCTTTTTCAGATTGAATGGCTTTTAATTGTTCAATATCACCACGGGCTTCCGCGGCTTGTTCTGCTTGCTCCAACTGCGCATCAGATAGTCCATCTACGATAGACGCAACATTTTCGGGGGCGTCAACACTACCACCGCCCGCAAACTTCATACCCATCTGAGACAGGCCGTATGCGCCCATGCCGAGACCCGCAACCTGACCCAACATGCTACCGGGAGGTTGGTACATTGATGACACTGTACCCATAGGAGTGCCGCGCATCAGACCAGACATGAACTCCAACTGCTGATATGGATACTGCTTTTGCGAAAGAAAATCTTGGTATTGCTGACCAAGAATGTTTTGCACTTGTTGTTGCTGTTGACCACCATACTGGTTTTGCAACTGGTTGATTGCCATATTCTGGCTCTGTCCTACGTTGTACTGGTTAGTAGCATTGGTGTACGCAGACTGTAGTCCTTGGGCCTGAATGTCACCCATCTGTGTGCCGAGGTTACGTGCGCGTTCCGCACGCATAATGGCATCGCGGCCACCACCAAAAGCACCGGCTTTTGTCATCATGGCTTGATCGCTCAAACCCCCCATTTGGGATGATCGTGCGGCCTCTCGCTTTTGTACATCCACTACATTTTGCATGTAGGGCGACATGTACTGCCCTATTTGGGATTGGAACGCCCCCGGCCCAGCCTGCATATTTGCAGCCCCTTGATAGGACTGTTGTTGCAGTGGAGTAAACTGCGCAGTGCGCTCACCCGTGTATGATTGATACGGGTTTTTGTTAATGTCTGTTAATTGTTCAGCAGTTCCTAACGCTTTCTTAGCGTAGCTCCGTGCCCACTCTGGTACATCTTGAATTTGTGTGGATGTTCCACCGCCGCCGCCACCGCTCATATTTTTACTCCTACAATTCGGTACTTCTCTTCAAAGCCGTACCGTGACCATAACCGTGCAATTGACTCACGTGCGGCACCTTCAATGCACGTAGCCCCAAAAGAACCCAACAACTTCTTGAGTTGCTCAACTGAATCTTCACTAGAAACCAAACGCCCACCGATGGCTGTAATGAAAGCTACACGGTTGTTTGGACGGTTTAAAAAATCAACCGTAGCCGCGCCCTGTACGCCATTATCATCTACTGCAACAACCAGTGTCCAGTTTCCCATCGCTACTAACGATTTAACTTGCTCTAACGTGTAGTCACCCTGCGAATACTCTAAGGCGGAAGACAAAAAACCCTCAACCATAGGCCACACATGGTGGACATGCGAGATGTCTACACGCTGAAGGATCATGCTGGTAGATACCTATCGGCACGTGAGTTTGTGGCTACACGATTTTTACCAACTGTCCGCCCACGGGTAGCTTGGATACGCTCCATCATGGCGTACAACTTACGTGCACCTGCTTCGGTAGAACCGTTACCCAATTCAGACACAATACGCGCAGGTATTACAAATTCACCATCGGCAAGGCGAGCAGGTTGGCGTTTAGCGCCAATGGTGGCTGGAATAGAGTCCGATACCCCATCGCCGGGGCCACGCAGTAGGCGGCCACCATCAGAATAGCCACCCAGAGTACTGCCACCCATGGCGTACCGGTGAGCAGCCATTAAGCCGCCGTTGGCGTTACCGGCGGACTCATAGTCTTCGTCATCACCAATATATGTTGGTTCGCCGGGGTATGAGCCAAACGGGTCTGGCATACCTTCAGGTGACTCAGATGCAGCGCCGGTGTATGTGTTTTTATCACTATTAAGCGAGTTGTCAGCCGCCATTGAATTATCGGTGTAGCCTGAGTTGTCGACGTTTTGCCAATCTTGAACTTCTTCAGTTGTGTCGCTGTAGTAAGGGTTTCTATCGTCGTTATCTGCAGAACGATAAATTTCATCCATGATTGCCGGAGCGGCGGGTTCAGGTTGTGCTGGCGCGGGTTCAGGTTGTACTGGCGCAGGTGCGCGGTCTTCAACAGGGATGTTGGGGTTAGCTGGAACAGTGTTTGAGGCATAACCGTCGTCTACAGCACCAAAATCACTGGGGTTAGCTGGAACAGTGTTTGAGGCATAACCGTCGTCTACAGCACCAAAATCACTGGGGTTAGCTGGAACAGTGTTTGAGGCATAACCGTCGTCTGCTACTTCCTGCTCGATTTTGTTAATAGCGTCTTGATTACTCTGATCGTACTGCTCGTCTGCTACTTCCTGCTCGATTTTGTTAATAGCGTCTTGATTACTCTGATCGTATGGGTCAACTTCTACAGGTGCGGTGACATTACCCACACTTGCGCCACCCATAATAGGACTAGCACCGCCGCCACCGCCACCGCCACCGCCACCGCCACCGCCACCGCCGACATCACCAGTAGGTTGGGTTGTAATGTTTGGTTTTGTAGCGATTACTGGGTTTGTTGCCGCTGAAGTTGGACCTAAACCCATCAAATATTTGTAAGCATCACCAGACTCCCCAGTCATTGTGTAGAACGGGTTGCTTGTAGTGGGTTGAATGCTACCAACTTGAGCAGGAGAAGTTGCAGGTTGTGCAAAAGGCACACTGCCAGTAAAAGGCGTAACGTTGTTCATTGCTGCGGCACCCTGCAACAATGCTGTGTTTGGTCTTGGAGGGGGCATATCCGAGGTGTCACCACCTTCATCAAAGTGCGCTATGCCCCCTTCATTAAAACCCTTGGTGTTTGGCAACCTTGTATAAGACGGACGGAAATACGTACGTTCGCCAGTAGCCGCGCCTGTGTAGCCTGCATTAGGATCAGTCACACGACCGGGATCAAAACTGTAGTTGTAGCGTTCGTCATCAGAAGGTTGAGGACCTTGATCACCAGAATCCATCAAAGCAGGTGCTAGTGCCATACCGGCAGTTTTTGCCGCGCCAAAGCCACCGCCCATTGCATTAATAGCAGCATTCCGCCCAGCTTCAGTGCCAAGACCTCGAACACCGGACATAAAGTTTTGAGAAGCACTAGGCATATATTGAGCCGCCGCAGATGAGCCGCCTTGCCCACCCAACGCAATATCTTTTGCAGCTAATTCAGAAGCAGTGTTCCCCGCTGCCGCTGTAATACCACTCATCAGACCTGAGCCACCATAAGCACCCAGACCCGCCATGAGACCTTTTTCCAAACTACCAGTACGAGCTGCTTGAACACCGCCAACTCCTAAACCAATCATCCAAGGAGCCGCCGCACCGCCAGTAAGGGCAGTAATACCAGCGCCCGCAATCATAGGCAGGAGGTTCTTTAGGAAGCCAGCCTCTACAAGACCCGTATCAGGGTTAATACTTAGTGAGCCGCCATGCGCCCGTGCAATTTCCTGAAGACTTTTTACTTCTCCACGGGTCATGTGAACAAGCGTGTCATCAGGGCCACGACCTCGTGAAGCCAAGTAATTTGCAGCGTGTTGTAGGCTCATAGTTGCCTCTTAAAAGGGGGGTTAATCAAGTTTATCATGCTGGGAGCGCAGACACAAACGATAATGTAGCTACAACAGATTGTGTAGAGGGCTTAGTGGGTGTACCGGAAGCGGCAAGATGCTGAATGCTCACGGCAGTATTAGGCACAGACCAATAGATTTCTATGTACTGACCTGCCGTCATACTTAAAAAATAGTTCCAACCAACAATTGAATGCCCATCCGTGCCTCCGTGGCTACCCGGAATAGATATAAAGCCAGTTGACCCCGGTATATCTGCCCCGTTTTGACGCAACCAAATATAGACATCTTCGACGTTACTGTTTGTGTTTGCAAACTGTGTGCTAAACTGAAGATTGTAAATGCCGGGTGTAGTGACTGTAATTTTTGAAGTATTTATGCTCACACCGTTTGCAAAATCGGTGGTGTTTAAAGTCATCAACGTAGCTGTATTTGCTGTTGTTGTTTGATCTTGATCGCTGGAGAATGCGCCGTAAGGAAGCCTTAGACCCGACCCATCAATTGATCCTGAACCGGTATTAAACCGAGTGAAAAATTCATCAAGGCGGTTAAAGTACAAACGCAAGACATTAGCAAACTGGTCTTGATAACGGGACTCGTACTGCTGTGGCGCAAGTGGCAAACTTGGAGCCGCAATTCTTTTAAGCTCATTTTCGGTAGTAACAATCATTGTCATGAGTTACCTCGACGGCCATCTTGTTTAATGTCAATGCGAGGGCTACCCAACTGCCATGTAGAACCTAGTTGCTCGTTCTCAAACTGAATAATCATCTGACGCCCACGAACCCTAATATAGACCTGACCAGTAAACTGCTCAATTGGCACCGTAGAGGTACGTGTAATAGATGCGTTATTACTACCAGCAACAGATGTTGGGTTGTTAAAACCAGAACCTGAGTTTTGCATGGGGATCAATGTCAACGTACCGGTTGGATTTACTGTAGTAGACCCATTGAAAGTAATGTCGGGCAGAATACGCCATACAAACCCAAAGCGGTCGCCGTCATCAATATCAAATTCTGATGAGCTAACGTACGAATAAATTGCAACGGGAGCTGCATTTGTGTTGTCATCCAAACCCAACTCATGATATACCACATTATTTGAGTATGTTGCGGCCATTGGATAGTTACGTAGGCCAGAGTCAAGCCATGCTGTACGCGCCATGTTACCGTAATACCACACACCCTCACCATTATTTTCAAGGTAGTTATAGACTACATAGCGGTCAATAGAGGAGGAAGTTGCCGAACAGTAGAAGAACCAGACTTCATTAAAACCTTCATTGGTACTGGCAAAAAATTGGTCAGCTTGGTCAAGATTAATATCGCTATAGACGTATCGCAGGAGATCGCAACGCACTGTTTGGATGCGACCGTCGTATCTGTAAAACTTATCTACACCCATCCAATATACCACCCCCGATGCAATAGCAACTGAGTTTGGACCCGCAATAGATATATTGTCCCCAAGCAATTGAGAACCCCAGATGACGGGTGGGCCAAGATACTGTAACGAATACAATGTTGAATCTGTAAACACTAAAAGTTCTTGGCGTGCCTGCATTACAGTCACAATCTTTGAACCGTGTGATAACAATAAACTACCAGCTTGGTTTGTAGCCGCGGGTGTCCACTGATATATATTCTCTTGATCTGACCAACGAAGAAGCATTTGATTTTGTGTGGCACTACCATAGTCATTGCAACCAAATGCAAACACAAAGCGAGATGCGTCAGATACTGCCAAATAGTTTTGAACTATAGGCACATCAACAATATTGGAAATATAAACACCAGAACCTGTAGATGTTGTATTAATTAGGTTACCAATACTGTCCGTCAGATTAAATGTAAGCCCATCTACATTAAACACGTAATAAGTTGTACTTGCAGATATACCGGTAGGCAGTGATCCTGTCGCTGCAAATTGAAGAGTTGTACCTTCTGAAAACGTAGTTGTTGCAGTGACTACAGTTGGGCTTGCATTTGTAAACGATACCGCTCCACCCAAACTTGATACCAGTACCCCACGAAATGATAATCCTAGTACGTTATCCCAATAATAAATCCCACCACCACGAGGGCCAAAGATTAAATTTTCACCAAAATTAGATTGGCTCCAAATTCGAATTGGGACTACGGTTGCGCCACCAAACCCCCATACTCCAGACCCCCATCCACCAGAACCCCACCCGCTAGTGGGGGTAGCAGTAACGAGGCCAACGTTAATTTGATATGCCGCTACAACAGCCGCACCGCCGTATGAACCAGCCGGAATTGCAGATGCCACCGTGATTGTGTACGTATCTACAGTCAAAACTGTAATCTGGTACTCTTGATTCCAAGTAGCCGCGTATGTGCCAGTAGCACCACTGAACGTCACAAAGTCGTTTGTAATGCCGCCATGGGCAGTATCAGTTACTGTAACTGTGGTTGTACCATCAGCAGTAAATGGGTTGGTATTAATAACTGAGCTGGCACGAATAGGGGTAATGTCGTAGTACGTACCACTTTCTCTAAGTTCAATATAAAACTTTAAGTTTGTACCTAAACTTAGTAAATTTGCCCCACCAAGAGTTACCCAGTTCCACAAAGAACGGCAAACGCCAAGGAAAAGGTTGGCTGAAATGCGTGTCCACCCACCGATTTTTTCAGGCGTGCCTTGACGAAAACGCACCTTGTCGGTAGCCCACCAACCATTTTCGTTGGTATATCTGGTGTTTTCTTGGTTAACACCGGCCTTGAGCTGAAGTTTTTTAAGCGGCATCGGCAGTCCTAGGATAGAAACACGGCCCGTTCGTCGATGCGACGTTTTTGCAGCCCTTTGAGAATTTTACCCCCCGCCATGCAATACTTCAAGAGTTCTTCTGACGCGCCTTCCATATCACCACGCAATACCTTCTGACGCAGAGTTGAACGCTGTAATGTGCCTAGCCCCACATTGAAGGAAAATGATACCAACGCATCAAACTGTCCTTGAGTAAGAGGCACAGGACAATAAGTAGCCACGCCTTTCTCAAAGCGAGCAAGATCTGCCCTAAGTATTGCATCTACTTCCTCCATTGAATATTTACGCATGGCTTCTGCGGGTGGTGTAAACGCATCCCGCTGATCTATCTTCAGCTTGCCTTGCTCTGGAAACATGACATGGCCGACCCCGATTGTCCAAAGCTTTGCTGGACATTTATACGGGTTTACCCTCACGCCCTCGTGGTGGCGGATCATGTGTAAACACTTGTCTGAGATTTTCATTTCCCAAACGCCCGGCCACCAAAGTGGAACGCAATGATTGAAGCAAACAATGCTTGGGTGTCAGAGTCCCACAGCATCTCAGCCAACTCGGTGAACGGCACACCACGGCTCCAGCCGTAGGCAAACAGGCCGATGTCAATAAACAACAGCAGGAAGAAGAAGCCGTAGGTGATGACTGGGCGAACAGAAGCGCGGAGGTTCTTCATCCACTCGCTAGTGCCCTCGTTTAAACTCATGTCGTGGGCGTAGACAGCCTGCATTTCTGCCTGCTGCGCACCAATCAGAACCTGCTGGGTATTGGCCGCGCTCTCTGTGGCAAGCTGTTCTGACTTGATGTGTTCAATGCGTTCCTGCGCCTCAAAGCCCGCTTTACGCAGTTCTAGCTCACGGGTGATCTGCATTTGGGCAAGATTTAACTCGTGCTTCTTGTCTTGGCGGTCTTGGAAAAATTCTAGAATCTTGGGCAAACCACCCATCAAAAACGAAATTAGCGTGGAGAGTAGTGTCAGCATAATAGTCCTTTACTGTTTACTTTTACTAAGCATGGTACTGGCAATCAATAACATGCTCATTGCTTTGTGTACATCTTTAGGTTCTTTTTCCCACCCGACAGTAATCTGTCCAACAAACCTGCCCTGCTCTGGCGGGACACTTACACGGCATCCAAATCTTACGCCCTTGTCAATATACCAAAGACCAATCTCACTTTGCGGTACAGCGTATTCACTGCAAGGTATTTCATTAGCCATCAATGCAACCACATCACGGTTGTTGGCTGAATTCTGTGTAAACAGCCCTACGTCTAAACCTTCATGGGTTCTGTCCCTGCCTTCGCGGGTATACGCACGGTATAGCACCCTTGTACCAAACAGGGGGTTGACTTTGAATATCGCTACCACCGCCGCATTAGTGTTCTTGAACAAATGCGATGCAACGTCTTCCGCCCTGTCCTCTGCAATCGATGGGAGCTTCTTATTCTCTTTGTACGCCTCAAACAAAAAAGCTTGGTTCTGCCAGACAAAGTACCCAGAGAAAGCAAACACCGCCATGAGTATCAGCGCAAACAGTTTAAACGGGCTGTCTACATAGGACAGCACCTTGCTTAATACGTCTGATGGCTTTTCCTCGCTCACAGTCCAATCTTTCCTAAAAGCATATTAACAATCTTGTCCGAAATAAAGTTGGGCAACACCTTAATTACGTCAATAAATAGGTTCGCCGCCCACCAACCACCAATAATCTTGAACGTCATGTCTGCGGTTTTCTGATACTCATTCACCGCCCGCACCTTACTTGAGCGCAGTGTTCCATGATCTCGTAGATTCCAACATACAACATAAACAACAGGATCGCAAGGCCGCCCAGCATCAAGCCAATTTCAAGTTGGTCTTGCTCTTTCTGTTTACGCTTCTTCTCTTCTTCCTTCTCGCGCCTAGCGGTGTGGGCATCTTCCACATCCATTGCCTGCGCTCTGGCTTTTATCTTCTGCCACAAATCCATTTTGTTAGCTTGGAAGAAAAGCATCTGCAATTCTTTTTCAAACGTTGCCGCCTGATCCAAAGCCATCTCAATCTGCAAGGCCGTTCCCATTGAGGAGCCACCCTTTTTCTTAGCCTCTACCGCAGCCTTGGTCGCGGTTGACTTGGCATCAAAATACTTACCCAGCATCGGCCCAAGCGAGGCCACATCATCTACCGTCTTGGAAGCCTGCTTAATCAGTTTTACTGCGGACTGAATACCGGCTAGCGCGGTAATTGGATCAATCATTTTTTAGAAAACTTCAGCTTCTAAACCAA